CGACTTGCCGGCCATCACCAATTCCTCTCGATCGGTTCCAAGATAAAACAGGCTATATGCCGCCCGGTACCCTTGCCTTCGGTACCGTCCTCTATCGCAAGCCACTTCACATCCCCCAGGTTTCGGATACGAGCATGCTCGCTGAGGATATTTTTAATTAGCATCAACACCCACTTGTCCACAGGATAGACCAGAACAACTCGCTTGCCTTTATGCCATTCGACTATTGCCTTCCGGACCCAGGCGGTAGGACCTTTTTTACGGCCATGGTGAATGATCGACCCAAAAGGCGGGTTGACATAATTGCTTTGGCCCCAGTCGCAGGTGAGACCATCAAAACCTTTCGGTAGAGGATAGGGGCATGGATCGAAGTCAAAATGAAATTCCGCATCAAGTTCAGCATAAAGTTTTGGCGGCGTTATCCAATAGTGTTTTCCATCATCTCCATTACCGCGATGAAATTTGTTCTTCTTTGGCGATAACAGAGACTGATGAACCATTACCAGTTTCTTCCGATCGGCGGCCGGATCGACCACCATGCAATAAGCATCGCTTCCGCCCTGTTATGGTCTTTGACACGCGTCAGTACATGGTCTTGGTCCGGCCATAGCCGAAGCGCGAGCCCGCGGGATGCTGCTTTATCCTCGCTGATCAGGTGAAAGTAAGCTTTCCATTTTTGCGGCGAGACGAATTCTGGGGGCTGGTTAGTCGCCAGGAGACTGACCGCTCTGAGCATGCCGTACGTCACACCGAAGTTGAAAGAGCCGACCCGGCCGTCCCGCGGCATCGAGTGCACCTCCTCGATCACAATACGCCGGGGCATCAGATGGTACATCCAAGACGACAGACACCTGACGTCGATCTCGCGCCGCTTGCCGACAGCACGCGTAGGGAGGTCAATGACATCCTGAAAGAGGCCGCAGCTGTCATCTAAAGCCGCGGCCGCTCCATCTATCCCGGGATCTATCGCCACCACGATCATGCCGCGCTTTCTGGCTGCTGTGGCTTCTTGGTGAACAGCTGTGAGCGCTCCTCCGCCGCGTCCGCCGCCTGCTTGGTCTGCTGCGCACGGAATTGCGATCGGGTCATAGATACGCCTGACGTTGAAGGCATCTCATCGATCGACTGAAAGCCCTTGTGAAGCTCTTCCTGATGATCATGGAAGCCTTTCATGTAGGCGTCATAGCCCGAGGTCCCTGGCGCATAGATCGGCGCAGCCGGCTTGCCTGTGCGGCTCGCCTCCTCACCATCTGCGTAGGCCATCATCTCGGTGTCGTGGAGGTCATCCTGGAGGAACAGGTCCAGCTGCTTGCCGAGACTGTAGCCGAGCCAGCCTGCGATCGTACAGTCACGCGCGATCTCGAGTTTGATGGCCTGCTCTCCGGTCTCGGTCTGTAAGCGAAACGCGACATCGAAGTCCCTCTTTAGGAAGCCGTCCGACTTCGCCGTCTTGAGCGCATTGCGCAGGTTCGAGTTAGCTGTCGCGAGCAGCGCCTTCAGACGGGCAATTTTCGGGAGGTGCTCATCGAGGAACAGCTTTTTCGACGTGGCATCGACTTTGACGTTTTTGCGCATGGCGATCTCGGGCGCCTTATCGACTTTCCTAGCCGGCTTCATTACCGCCTTGCGCCGAATGCCGGCCGGCATCTTCCTTGTCTTCTTACGTTTAAGCATGGGGACCTCCGAGGTGTGTAGGGGGGATAAGCGGACCCGGCAGCCCATGGGGGGACATAGCTGCCGGGCCCTATCGCGGTCGGCTGTCCGCCCGAGGGGGGCACGACGGACGGACTTCCGGCCGTGAATTACGCGTAGTCTGATGGTCGCAGGTTCGCTTTTGGAATACCAGTGGCTTCTGAGATGGTGCGGACGTATTTTAGCGGCACCGTCGTCCAGCGGCTGATCGCCTGCTTGCGCACCCCGATGATATCGGCAAGCGCTACCTTTGTGTATCCAGCCATCAGAAGCCGGTGATACGCCATCTCGTCCCTTGTTCGCCTGCGCCGCTTTTTCATTGTGGATAACTTTTACTAGGTCAACGGGACGTTGACAAGGCCGTCGAGTCGCCCTATGTAGAGCCCATGAGCCATTGGGGCTCGTACAGGAGCATCACAGATGACCACCCGCCTTCTCAACTCTCCCGCCGGTTCGTTCGCCACCCAGATCGTCGAGACCTTCGATGGTCAGGTCTGGCAGGTTCGCGAGACCGGCTCCCCTGACCTCGCCCATGTGTGGCTTGGCGTCGCCGGCAAGATCAAGAATGGCGTTTTCGTTGCCAAGCCCAATAAGAAAGGCAGCGGTAACCGCCCGCAGTTGGTCTCCAAGGCCCACCTCTACCGGGTCCACGTCCCGGCCAATGCGTGACCTACTCACCGATATCGGAGTGTGCTTAGCACACTCCGTCATTCTCACCATCATCATCATCACCCTTTCCCTTCTTATTGGAGCCTGACACACATGAGCAACATCGAAACCCGCGGCATTGGCGACAACATCGGCGTCGATCAAGCCCAGATCGTGACCACCCGCCTCGCGCTCGACTATGCCGAGACCGTCAGCGGCGTTGATACGATCCTCAACACCGCCCGCGAACAGCCCAAGGTCGTCGACAGCGACCAGACGGCAGTGCAGCTTGGCGCCGTGATCAAGCAGCTGCGCGATCTCGACAAGCGCGTCGAGGCCTTCCGCGTCGCCGAAAAGCAGCCCTATTTGAGGGCGGAGCAGGGCGTGGATACCTTCTTCTTCGATCTCCGGGACAAGCTGGCGAAGCGCAACAAGAACGATCGCGCGGCGAAGCCCGGTGCGGCTGACGTCCTGCAGAACAGGATCGACGCCTACCAGGACCAGAAGCGGATCGCCGAACAGGCCCGCCTGGACGCCGAGCGCCGCGAGGCACAGCGTCTTGCTGCGATCGAGCAGGCCCGGCTGCGCAAGCTGCAGGAAGAGGCTCAGGAGGCAGAACGTGCTCTGGCGCGCGCTCGGTCCGAAGCGAGCAAGCTGGAGCGCGCTGCTGAAGCGGCGGAAGCTGCCCGCAAGCAGGCCCAGGCCCAGGCCGAGGCCGATCTGGCGGCCGTCAAGGCTCAGGAGGCCCACTTGGCCACCTTGGTCAAGCCGGCCGAGTTGGTGCGGGTGCGCGGCAACGACGCCAACGGTGGCGGTGTCACCCTGACGTCGGCACGCGAAGGGTACGCCGTGCTGGTCGATCGTAACCAGCTGGATATCGCGGCCCTGCTGCCGTACTTCACGGACGCAGAGCTTGAGAAAGCCTTGCGCGGCTTCGCCAAGGCCACCGGTCACGTGCGGCAGCTGCGCGGCGCGGAGATCGGCTTCCGGACGAAGGGGGTAACTCGTTGAGACGTCCCTACATACCCGTCAAAGTCAGGCTTGCCGTTCTCGAACGGCAGGCCTTTGACGTTTCTAGGTTCACCTCGGAGGAGGAGCGCGAGATCTTCGTCGAACAGTATCATTTTTACTGTGATGACCGCACCCAGCTGGGCAAGGTAAGGTGGCTGCTCGATCGGCTATTCCGCGGTCAGCCCTATGAACTAGACCATGATCCGGCTCTGGTATTACGACGCACATCTCGGCGTACAGGCCGGTACATACCTGATGCTAATGATCCTCGCTATCTCATCTACCGGGGTAGAGATGATCACCTTCACAAGACTACTGGACGACAGCCCGGCGCAGAACGAACTGTCACGAGCAAAGGATCAGATACATGGCTGGCGAAAAAATTCCGCAAGCTGGAGAGCCCATCATCTGCGCAGAAGTCGAGGATCTGCTCGCGACCCTTCCAACGATCGGCGAAACGACGGACGCGCTAACTCAAAAGGTCACCATCTGTGACCTCTGCGGACGGGGCTTCCTGACGATATTTGACGGCGCCGACAACATGCCATTGTGGTGGGTTGGCGAGAATGGACCCCAGGGCGGCATCTGCGGCGGGGCGATCCGAACGATCAGCCTCAGGGCCGCCATGATGGCGGCTGACAATTACGAACAAATAGGAGGTGAGGCATGGTTAAGAGGACAACGAAAGCTATAACGATCGCGAACCCTTATGGGGCCGGAAGCCGCGGCAAGGTCGTGCCGATCACTACCAGCCAGCAGTATGACGACGCCATCATCAAAGCGGCTGCCGATCCACGTATGAATGTCGCGAAATTCGAAAAGCTCGTGACGCTGAAAGAGCACATGGAGGATCGCGCTGCGCGCATCGCTTTTGATAACGCGCTGGCGGAGATGCAGGCGGAGCTTCCGGAGGTCGACCGCAACGGCCGGCTCGTCATCCGCAAAAAGGACCCGAAGACCGGGGAAAGGACGGGCGTGATCGAGCAGTCGACCGCCTATCCGCGCTGGGAAGACGTCATGGATGTGCTGCGGCCCATCTTGCGCAAGTATCTTTTTTCCCTCTCGTTCAGAACAGGCCTCGCAGCTGACGGGCGCATTACCGTGACCGGCGTGCTGGCTCGCAGCGGGCATCGGGAGGAAACGACCATCACCCTGCAGCATGACGCGACGGGATCAAAGAACCCTGTGCAGGCGGTCGGAAGCACGAACAGCTACGGCAAGCGATATACCGCTTTCCTGCTGCTGAATATTGTCACGAGGGGCGAGGATGACGACGGCGGCCCCAGGCGCGAGCCACAGCCTACGCTCAGCCCCGAGCAGCATGCCGAGTTGATCAAGCTGGCAGAGGAGGCCGGCGCGGATCTCGCCCGCTTCTGCGCCATGCTCAAGGTCGACTCCCTGGTCGACATCCCGGCCCTGCGGTTCGAGGAGGCGCGCGCCCAGCTGCTGCGCAAAAAGAAAGCCAGAGAACAGGATAAAGCAAAGTCCGACTTCCCTGGCGATAAGCCTATGTCATGACCACTGGAGACCTATGAGATGAGCGCCATCGAATATTTTGTGCATTTGTGCTCGGTTTGGCTTCGAGCGATGTTCCGGCAGCCGGACATGCCGACATCACCGCCGATCCGCAGACTGCCGCCGCCGGAGGATGACGATCGCCTGGGCGCAGGCTATGAGGTGCCGGGCTCATCAAAGCCGGCATCCACGATGGACTCATCGAAGCCGGCGTCCACAATGACGCGCGCAGAACGAAGAGCCGCTAACTCAGAGTACCGCCGGCTAGAGAAGGCCCGAATGAAATTCGATAAATGGGTCGAGCCGAAGGGAGAGAAGCCCACACCCATCAAGCGCGGACCGCGGAAGCCTAAGGCGCCGGCTGTGCCAACGACGGATGTCATGAAGCGCCCCGAGCCGGCGAACTTCTTCATCTCGGAGCACTATGACGAAGATGAAGCCCAGCCCGAGGTGCTCTACGAGGAGTCCGAGTTTTACGGACAGTTCAATTTTCGCGATACGCTGACTGACCAGCTGCCGCGCTATGAGTTTTATCTTAAGCGAATGAAGAAGCTCGATCCCTCAGCCTATGGCCACTACAAGCAGACCGGCATGCAGCTGTTGCCATACATGGCAACGGGCATGACCAAGCGCGGCCTGGAGCACGACGACATCCACAAGATGACGCCCGAGGAGATCGAGAGCTACAGGAAGCAGATCTATCTACCTTCGATGTTCAAAAGAGAGAGGCCGGCATTCGGCTGCGTCGCCTATGGCGCTAACCCGCGAGCAGAGGCATGGGAAGCGCAGCACAAGGACAACAGCGGACGGTTTGCGAAGTGGATCATCCCGCGCTTCCTGTACTACATGAAGTACAGCAAGCGTCCCGGCTACTGTCAGCCGGTCGGAGC